TCTTCGGACAGATAGCCAAGGCCGACGAACGCGGCGTCCAGTTCGGTAGTGGCGTCGGTAGGGACTTCGGTGCCCAGTGGGGCGACCCAAATATAGCCGGACTTGTTGGCACTAGTACCCGGCTTGGAGAATGTCACGTTTGCGGAAGACTGCTTTGCGCCCATCTCAATTCCTTTCGTTGTTAGCGTTCAATCAGTGGATGGGCGGCGTCGCCGCCGCCCATGTGTGCGAATAGTATCACGCGGTGGCGTGGGTGATGGCGTAGAACTTGCTGGTTCCGCCGATGAAGCCCCAGCCGATTGCGACTTCGGTGCGGAGCATCACCTTGTTGACCGCACCCAAGTCGCCTTCTGCGGAATTATCCGGATTGCCGGAGTCGAACACTTCGATGCCGGACAGCGGGATAGCACCCCAGACGAAACGGTTGGCGAAGTCACCGACGACCGCATCGAGCGCCTTCTTGTTCAGCTGGCCGGAGCCGGCGGCCGCCGCGGTGTCGGACACGGTATTGGAGGCCGCGAGGGTGACGCCGCCGATGTTGACCATGTTGCCGATGAGCGGAACGTCGGCCGCATACTGGGTCGGCGTGCCAATGGTGGTGAGACCATCACCGATTGCGGCCAAGTATGCGGAGGTGGTGACGCCCTGCGCGGACGCGTCACCCTGTGCGGCGACCTGTCGCACGGCCTGTTTGAACGCGGTGGCTGCTTCCGCTCCGGTGCCCGGAGTGTAGTTGACGTTTCCGGCCTGCTTGAGCACATATCCGTTGGTACGTGCGACGGTGGACGCGGCCTTGGTGGCCGGGTTAACGCCGAAGATGGGGGCGAAGTCGAGTGCGCGGCTGATTGCACGGTTCACATACGTGCGGTACTGGTCGAGGATTCCGGCCTGATATGGCTGCGCGAGAATGCTCTGAAGCATGGTCTGCGGAGAACCGGCGCGGAAGGTGGCGTCGGTCGGATTGTAGGCGCCGTCAACGCCGAACAGCTGAAGGAACTTCTTCGGGAAACGGTAGCTGATGTAGAAGGTGATTGGGTTGATGGTCACGACACTGTTGGTGGCGTCGTTTGACTTCTTTTTCTTTTCGGCGTCGGTTTCGCCGGTGGCGCCTTCGCCGAAGATGCCCATTTCGCCAGAGAAGTCGATGGTCTGCATCTGCGTGCCGATGAGGTCGATTGGAGTGCTGCTGGAAATCTTGGCGATGGCTCCGGCCGCGGGCTGGTCGGAAATCAGCTTGCGGTTAATGAAGCCCGGCTTCAGGTCGATTGTCGCTAGGGACATGACTGCCTTTCGTGGTTGAAGTGGATGGTGTCGGCCTTCTGCATTGCGGCCCCGACTCGGCCTCTACCGCGATTGTTTCCGGCTGTGTGCGCCTCAACCCCACTGTCTCCAGTGGGTATGCCCTGCATTGTTTAACGACTGTGCTGGGGCGGTTCAAGTCAGTACATTTTGAGGGAGACGGTCGGTCTTGACATGGTGAACGAAGCTGCTCTTATCGTCTACCGACCATCTCCAAGACACAGCATAACACCCCGTCTGACTTTCGTCAAACGGGGTGCGTGCAAACCAGAATCACAAGAGAGGAGCTACACATTGCTGCGTAACGGTATTTATTCTACCACCTTCTCGTCGCAGTTCGCGTTCGGCGTGTCGCCGGACTTGCTATATGGTCTGACTTGGCGCGGTTGCATTGCATGTGCGCCGGAACGAGATTGTCCATCCTGTCGCTTCCACCAGCGGCACGCGGTATCACATGGTCTGCGGTGAACGCCAACGGATGCGCGGTGTTGCGGCCCCAGTAGAACGGCGCGCCGCAATAATAGCAGGGCGCTCCAGTCCGTTTGGTGCGTTCGCGGAGGATGGCGCGATTCCGATGGTAGAGTCCCGTATCCTTGCCCATCAGGCAATCACCTCCCTGACCTTGCGTTCCTTCGGACGGTTGACGCCACGATACCATGCGGCGATGCTGACGCCCTTCAAACCGGCCGTGGTTTCGGTCTTGCGTATCGGCGCGAACTTCCACTGGTCATCCGAACCGGATTTGAGCTTCTGCGCATTCTGCACTTCGGCGGTCAGCTGTGGATTGTTCGTATGTTTGAACCGTCCCTCGTTCAGCAGGTCGAGGAATCCCTGCTGCGAGGCAAGGAACTCGGTGCCGGTCAATTGGATGACGTTCAACCCGCGTGGGAGCATGTCTCTTATCGGATTGTTCAATCCGCCGGCGTCCAAGATGAGGGTTGTCTTGCGTGGGCGCGTCTTCAGCTCGTCCGTGACCCACTGCCATGATTCGGTGGTTGGACGTTCGTCCACGATTTCGCCGATGATGTACGCCCACTTGTCGTAATGCTGCGAGCCGACCGTCACCTCTTCGGTGTTTGCGGCCACGGACAGGGCGAGCGTGCTCGTGGTCGGGTCGAAGGTGAGCGCGTAGACGAGCGTGTCGCGGTCGTGCTGGAGGTCGGAGTAGGCGCTGTCCCACAAGTCCATCGGGATTGCCGGAGGAATGCTGTCCGCCCACCACAGGCCCAAGTCTTGGATGCGGAAGTCGATGAGGCCGTCCGCTCCGCCCTGCTTGGCTATCGCCACGTCGGTGAGGAACGCTTCGCGTGGAATCACGTCCGGGTAGAGCGGGTTGGTGAGCGCCCACAACTGCTCGTCCTCGATGTCCGCAGTCTCGTCGTCGATGCCGTAGCGCACCGCATACGCCATGTCGTCGTTTTCGGCGTTGTCTAGGAACACGTTGAACGTGTCGCCGATGGACGAGGGGAGGAACGGCGTGCCGGTGTAGACTATCATAGCCATGCGGCGCGTCTTCAACGTCTTGGTAATCATCGCCTCATATTCGGAACGGAGTTCCTGCGCCTCGTCGAAGATGACCAAATCGAACGTGCCACCCATGCCTGCGGAAGCGCTCTTGCGAGAACGGAATCGGACGAACGCGCCGTTTTTCAACTGCAGGCGCTCGCGTCCCATGGTGGTACTGAAGTGCGTGACTTCGGCTTTCAGTTCGGGATTCGAATCGATGGCGTCTTTCAAATCCTCCATGATTTTGTTGGCCGCAATCTGCTCATGCGCTGTGACGAGCACGTTCAGGCCGAGCACGAACAAATAGAAGAGGATTGGGGCGGTGAGGATTTTCGTCTTGCCGTTCTGACGCGGCATGTTCAATGCGACACGCTTGTATTTCCAAGTGCCATCCTTCTTGCGTTGGAAGGCGTTGTTGAGAAATTCGACCTGAAACGGGAGGATTGCGTTCCCACGACCCCAGTTCACATACTCGGCGGCCATGATTGCCACGTCGGATGTGGGACGGACGTTCGCCCTCCAATTTGGATTCTTCACCAGCATGTCACACCACCTGATACTTCTTGAGGATGTCGGCGTCAGCGCCCTTGCCGTAGGCATCGCCAATGGATGCGATGTCCTGCGCGGTCTGCGGGAACGTCAGCTCGTAGTCCAACGTGATGCCCAACGGTTCGAACACCGCGTTCAAATCCTGTTTGATGATGTAGATGCGGCTGACGAAACTCTCACGGTTCGACACCAACGATTGGGTTGTCGCTCCGAGCGTGTCCAGAATCTGCGCGTCCTGCGGGGGGAGTCCGGTTTCCATCTGGAAGCTCAACACCGTGTTTTGCAGGAGTGTTTTGAGCTGTCCGTTATCCCACTGGCTGAGTCGTTTGACTTCCGGCCGGACGATGGTGTCATGGTCGTCGTTGGCGTCAAATTTCGTCCAGTTGGCTGGATTCTTGTTCGGGTCTGCCTTGATTACCACATCGGGTGAGGTACCGACCACGACCGGTTCGGGCAGCATGAGATGTTCGAGGTTTTGGGAGATGAGTCCTTCGATGACCATGGCACGCTGCGCCAACAGCACGGCTTGGTCGGTGACCGGCGCGTGGCTAAGGGTGAGGCATCGTAGGTTTTCGTCGATTTCGTCAGCGTTCTCGTCATAGCAGCGTCCATCCAAGCCTACCGCGGCCACCTTGTCCAACTGCAGGTCTGCGGATGGGAGGTAGTCGGTGCTGAGCGGGTCGCCGTCCTGCATGAGAAAGTAGGAGTTGACGCCGCCGACCGCCTTGGAGAGGATGCGGGTGAAGCTGCGTTTACCGACCGCGCTGAAGTTGCTGACCCGAACGCGCATGGAGTACGCGTTCTTGACGAGTTCAATCCACGGGAATGAGATTGCCTGTTCGTCCACGATGGTGAGTGTCATGAGCGTTTCGCTTCCTTCGCTATGAGTTTCTGAAGAGTGGTTTTCGGCGCTTTCGTGGCGGTGGACTTGCTTTTGTGCGAATCGACCTTCACCGCTTCGTCGAAGTTTTTGGTCATGGTCATGAGCAGCTGCATGAAGCTGACGTAGTTTCTCTGCGCGTTGCTTGCCATGCTCATATAGTATTCGCGGTCATCGTCGGATGTTTCGGCTTGCCGACCGTACTCTTCCATGTCCAAGTAGGCTTTGTCGATGAGTCCGTTGACCTGTTCCATACGGCTTGAGAGGGCTTCTTCAGTCTTCCCTGCCATAAATCCTCCTTAACTGTTCGGCCATTTGGCGTCGTTGTTCTCGATACCATCGTACCATTTCGGCTTTCACGATGGCGCGGCGCGTCGGGCTTTCGACGTATTGTGGGTCGGTGTTGTTGATGGTTGGCGTCATGTGAGGCTGTTCCTTACGTAGATTTTGCAGTCGCATCCGGCATGTCTCGCCCAGACGCCGTAATGGTTCGCGTCGTATGGATGCCATATTCCGCACCGTTCGAGACACCATTGGCATGTCTCGCCCACCGATTCGCGTACGACTTCCGTTGTCGAGTCGAGGGCGAACAGGTTGGTGGTCGCCTCCTGCATCGGCTGGACGGCCAGTTCGCGCTTGTATTTCGCAAGGAAATCCCTGACTGTCTTTTCGGAACGCTGTTGGCTTATGAGCCATCCGACCTTCTTGCCGAAACTGTCGGAGTCGAGCCGTTCCAAGCCTAGTCCAGCGGATTTTTCCGCGACCTGCTTCCAGATGTCGCCTAAGACTTTACCGGCCATATGCTTGTCTCCGCTTGCCGCGGCGGCTTGGGCTTGTCGCACCTGTTCGTCGGTGATGATGTCTTTAGCGGCCGGTGAGAGTATTTCCATGAGGTCTTCGACCGACTCCTGCGTGCTTTTCAACTCAGGTACTCCAACTGGTAGTCGTAGACGGTGGATACGCGCCCGTCTTTGGTCGGCTGGGCGTCGGTGGTGTTGAGCAGCGGGGCGCCCATGATGTCCCACAGGCTTTGATTATACCAGTCGGTCAGAGCGTCGCCGATTTCGGCGCTGAGCGTGTTGTCGGTTCCGCCTGAGAGCTCGCGCGTCACCACGGTGATGGCGATGTCCAAGTGTCGGATGTATGGGGTGATGTCGGACGCGTTCTGTCGTGTGACGATGATGAGCGGATACTGGCCGGTGTTCTTCACTGTCGGATACTTGTCGTATACGCGCATGTTGAGCCGTTGGGATAGTCCGTCGATGATGTCGTTGACGATTTCATTGTCTTTGCTCACAGTCCGAATCCTTTCAGCGTGTCGCCGGAATGCGGCGTCTTGTGGTATTTGATTTCCGTTCCGGCTCGACGTGTTCCGTTGAATGTGCTGAGCGTGCGGTATGTGGTCATGGATGGCGGTTTGACTCTGTATGAGTCCATTCGCAGCTGTGGCATGATTTGTGATGCGACGCGGCGTGACTCCTGTTGGAATCCAGCCGACTGCATCACGATGTTGGTTGCCGTGTTCGGTGCGGCGACCATGATTTTGGCGCCTTTGAGTCTTGCCATCAGTATTGCACCTGCTTCGCGTTGAAACTCCATTTGAACGGGTTGAACATCACCCTGTTTTCGGGGTCTATCGGCGGTTTGATTGAGGTGACGTGGTAGGTGTTCCCATAGTATTCGAGTTCGCCGCCGACGATTTCGGGCGGCGTGTCGGGCGTGGTGACGTGGATGGTGAGCGAGTCCACTTCGGTCATGTTGTCGAATGTGCCGGTGTCTTCGCTTGTGGTGTTCGCGGTCACGATGCCTTTGACGGTGTGTTGACTGTCGCCGGTGGTGACGGTGATTTCGTGTGTTTTGAGTCCGTAACGCATCAGAGTTGGAACCTTGCTATGGTGGCACGTCCGACACCCAACTGCTTGAGCTGGTTGCTAGTAAAGAACACGTCATCCGTGTTGCCTCGCCATTCGCCGGTGAAACTGTAGCCACCCGCCGTTTGGGTGAACGTTTTGAACGCGCTCAGGTCGGTGTCGCTTTCGGACATGGATTCCTTGCGGTTCACGTCCTGTGCGACGCTGACGCCGATGATGTCGGCGACCATTTGGCGTGTGAGCGGGTCTTCCGTGACCTGCTTGTCCAAGTCGTCGCCTTGGTTGCGGTACATCATGCGGAGCACGTTGGATGCGGCTCCGCGTTTGCGTTCCTCATAGTCCACGAGGTCGATTGGCACTTTGTGGCGTAGGTACGCTTCGGTGTCTTCGACGGTGGCGAGCGGCTTCAGTTCGTCGGTCAATTCTTTTCCTTCCAGTCGTGCATCGCGAGTCCCAGCTGTAGGATGCGTTCGGCAAAACGTTTTACCAGCTTGTCCTTCTCGTTTTCGTCCAACTCCACGGGTGAGTTCACCACCACGTCATCGTCGATGATTGAGAGGGTCGCAGGAACGTTTTCGTCGCGCATCACCATGCTGAGGATTCGAATGTCACGCATGCGCGGCACCCATCCAGTCGGGTGTCTTGGTGGCTGATTCGACGGTCACTGGCGTGACGCGCGTGCGGCTGTTGATGCTTGCCGCGAGCTGCTTCTCGAAGGCGTCGAGCTTGTCTTCCTCGGCGGGCAGCAGGTCGGCGCTCAACCCGTACTGTTCTGCGATGGCGTTGCGTTTCGCCTGCAACAGGCCGAGACTGATGCCCTTCTCGCGGGCCTCCTTGACCCGCGATTCGGTTTCCTCGGCTAGCTTTCGGGCGTCTTCGGCTGCTTTCTGGGCTGCTTCGAGCTTTTCGCGTTCCTTGGCGAGCTTTCGGCTGATGATGGCGTCGAGCTGGGCTTGGGTGATTGTCGGCTCCTGCTGTGTCGAAGCCGCTGCGCTTCCAGACGAGCCTTCAGAGCCTCCCATTCCGGTACCGGTCGCATCCGGTTCCACTCCTTCCACTAGGCGGATTCGCTGATTCAAGTGTCGTTTGAAGTTCATACCAGTCTTTCCAATCTTAACCGCATCGTGAATTCCACGATGTCCGTAGCAGCATTATACGCCCTGCGCAAGTCCATTCGCGCTTTCAGCGTCTTCGGATTGTCGAAGTCATCGGGCAATGCCGCGAGATGCCGTCCGAGTTCTTCTTGGATTGAGCGGGCTTGGTTTTCAATCGTTTGGATTGGTGCAGTCAAGTGCCATGTCCTTCTTGTAGGTCGCGACTAGGCAGTCGTGTTCGAAACCGCCTTCGTCAACGGTCTGAATCGTCGTGTAATGCACCGGCGTGTTCGCATATTCGGCATACCATGCCCATGCGAACATGATGGTCAGCATGATGGCGATTGCCCCGTATGCGATTGCGGTGAACGTGTCACGCATTCGTGCTCCTTCCCTAGGTTTTTTCCGATGATTGCGCATGCCAGTCCAACAATGCGCGTGGTTATTATTCTAGTCCGATAGGCGAACATGATGCGGCCGTTTTTGGTCACATGGAGTTCGGCTAGGGTTTGTCCGCATCGCTGGCATTCGTAGACGCATGCCAGTCCGCGTCCGGTGGGGCGGATTGTCACATCCGCCCCATGCCGTGCGCCGGTGTCGCACAGACGTCCGATTGGGTCCGTCACGCGGTTTCCTTCACGCTTTTCCAGATGCGTTCGATTTCAGTGTCTCCGAGTCCGCTGACGTGGCCGCGGAGCACGAGTTCGTCGTGGATGTTGGCTTCGTTGTCCTCGTGGTTGTGGAGGCGTCCCCAAGCCCACCTGTAGAGCGTGTCGTTGCGGCGTCCTTCGGGCACTGGCGTGAGGTCTGGCCGTCCGTTGCGTGGAGCGCTCTCCTTGACCGCGGCCGGTTTCGGCATGGGTTCGACGCCGTAGCCGTGTTCGACGAGCCAGTTGAGCAGTTCGAGCGGCGCTTCCTGCACGTCGGTCTCGTCGCCTACCAGCTGGTAGAAGCCGACGCCTTCGATGTTGGAGCCTGCTCCGAGCACGTATCCGCGCCCATCCACCTTCACGTCGACGGGGATGCCGCCCGCATGGTTGGTGTTCTTGAGCTTGCCCGTCCAGCCTTCGGGAAGCCGATAGTAGGCGTGGATGCCGCCGTGCGTCGGCGTATGCACCATGAGTGTCGGGGCGAGCATGGGTCGAAGGATGTTGTATCCGTGGCGGCTGTGGTCATCCTTGGGTGCGTCCATGTCGATGATGATGTTGCCGGGCTGCGGGATGACGGCGTACACGTCTCCTTGGCCGATTTCCACGACGTCTTCCTGCTTGCCGTTCTTCCAGTTGCGGACGGCTTTCGGATTGTCCGGGTCGGTTGGCTCCTTGTGGAATTTGAAGCCTTCTGGCGCTTTGACGTTGACGATTTCGCCGTCTTCGACGACGCGACGTTCCATGTCGGTCTGGGCTTCGGGTACGGGCAGGTCTTCGAGCAGGGGGAGGCGGGTTTCGTTAATCTCCTGCTCGTAGCGTTCGCGGTAGGGGGCGAAGCGGCCTTCGTCGATGACGACGCGGACGGAGCAGACCTTTCCGTCGATGCGCTTGCTGCGCAGGCCGACGCCGAGCATCTTGTACGTGTCGCCGCTTGTGTGGCCGAGGTACGGGCAGATGCGTGTGTCGGCGAAGCCGTTCTCGCAGATTTCGTTGACAATCCACATGGCACGCTCGTCCAGCTCCTGTTCGCTGTCGTTGAAGCTGATGTCGCGGTGGATGTCGTCGTCCAACGGCTTGTCGGCCCAGAGCATGGCGCTCGCGAGCATGAACGGGGTCATGCCGTACTGGTCGATGAAGTCAGCCAGTGGCTGCATCTGCTGCGGGGTTTTGCGGCCTGAGAACATGACGGGCACGAGGCGGCGCATGTTGGCGTCGCCGTTGCTGGTCGCCAAAGGATGGTTGCTTGCGATGACGAGCGTGGCCTGCGAGCGCACGTTGACGCTGTTGCGGCCGACGCTTCGCGCGTGGATGGTGTCGCCGGTGGCGATGCGTTTGATGATGCCCATGTCCTTGTCGATGAGCATGTCGCCTTCCTCGTCGTACACCCAGTAGCGTCCGTCGAGTTTCAATGCTTCGTTGCCGCTTTCGAACACGCTGGTCGAGTTGAGGGCTTTGATGGCGATGCCGCTGGCCTTGTCGGGGTAGGCGTCGCCCAAGCGGCCGAGGAGGAAGCTTTTGCCGTCGCCGCCGTGTCCGTAGAGCACGTAGAAGAGATGCTTGTACGGTTCGAGGAAGGGGGTGGCGAACATGCGGAGGAGGTTTTCGCGGCTCGCGTCGTCGGCGGTGAGCTGGGCGATGAACTTGTTGGCCTGTTCGACGATTTTAGCGGTTTTCTTGCTGTCGTACAGCCATGTGCTGTCGTCCACGTACAGGTATGCGCCGTTGTCGTCGGCTTCGCCGACCATGACGCTGTGCTTGCCTTGTGGGTGGAAGGCGGTGTCGCCGAACCGCATTCCGCGGACGAGGCGGGGCAGTTTGAGCGCTTCGGCGCGGAACATGGGTTCGAGGTTGCGGACGGCGCGGCTTCCGGTGGGGAAGCTGAATTCTTCGGCTAGGCTGCTGATTGGATGCCACGTGTTGGGCATGTCGCCGCCAAGCCAGTTGGTGTCGCGGGCGAACATGGTGTCGCCGCTTTCGTCGAGGCGCAGGTCGCCGTTTCTGAGCGACCAGAATGCGTCGTAGTACGCGTCGTCCCAGCGTGGCTTGCCGGTTTTGTCCATGACGGGCATGGCGACGGTTTGGAGTCGCGCGTCGGTGAACGTGTATGGACTGGTCAGGTCGGCCACGGTGAGGCCGTTGACCTCCCGGGCTAGGCCGTTCGGGATGTTCCGGTATGGCTGGATGTCGAGCGCTGGCGGGTCTTGCGGCTTGCGGAATGTGTGACACATGGTCGTCTCCTTCGTGGTATAGTTGTTTTTGTTGGTAATCCAACCCTAGCACACTCGCCAAGAGTTCGCAACTACGGTGTTTCGGAAATCATCTGGTTTCCAGTCTCCTTGTGGTCCGTAGGATGCGTAGGCGAGTGTTCTAGGGTTTTTTTTTGCCCTTTTTATGTGACACGACTTGACAACCATGCTGGTAGTGGTGTATACGCGCGCGTGTGCGCGCATGCGCGCCTCTTATATATATAGAGGCCACCACCACCACCACCACCACCATATATACCTACACTTACACACTACATTTATTGGGCTTTGGGAGGGGTCAGCCTCGTGCGCACGCGAAATACACCGTGACACGCCAGAAGTCAAGGACTTGCTGTGACTATCGGTCTCGAATTTATCGAATTCGACTGTGATTTTCGTCACATTCGCACCTCAGCACGAAGCCTCTTCACAATTCCATCACAGAATTTATAACCCCTAACTTGAGTTATCCACAGGCTCAGCGTTGGAAATTCGCCTAAACCAAGACATCGACGCGGCATTCCACCGAGTCGGCCACTCATCCACATGGCCGCGATGGGATGCGAGCCACTTCCGCACATGGCCGTCCACAACCGACGTTCGGCGTCACGCTAGAATTCGACTGGCGGCGTCACACAAATGGGCCGTCGATGGATGGACGGCAGGCCGCGCGACGGCCATGGCCTCAACTGCCGGAGGCGTGGCATCCGCCCGAATTGAATAAAGGCGTCTCTGAGCGCCTTTCAGTGCCGGGAGGTAAAAGTACTAGGGTTCAGCGTGAAAGACCGTCCTAGGCCTCAAAGAATGGCTCTCAGATGGCTTCATGTCCCGTTTGCCCTCGTCGGCGCAAATGGCAAGGCGTGCGGTGAGGCCTCGCGCGTGTCGGTTTCGGGACCCCCCCCTTCCTAGGTGGGGGGTGCCTCCCCTTGATATTGAGAATCGTTATCATTTTCGGGCATGAAAAAAGCGCCCCGTGCGGGGCGCTGTGCGTGTGGTGCCGGTCATTGCCTGGCTGCGGCTGCTGCGGCCGCTGTGACGTGCGCTATGGCGTCATCAAGGTGCGTTGCGAGCTCTCGCACGCCACTGAGGGACGTTGCTTTGCTCGGGATGCTGGTTACCGCAGCCTCCAGGTCGAAGGGTGCCGCGACTACTTGGATGCTCGTGTAGTCCGGGGTGATACGTGCGACAAGGTTGGTGTAGTCCGAGATGATTACGGCATTGCCGTAATCGTTGCTGAATGTCTCGCACCTAAGGCCTGTGGTCTCCGTCACCGCCTTGGTGATAGCGTCGGCGATTTCCTTGGTGGTTATGTTGATGTCCATTTTGTCCTCCATCTCGTGTGGTTGATGCTCCTATCATACATACACTTGACACCGTACGTCAAGTCGGCGTGTCGTGAGAACCGTTCTCATTAGGCATTCATTAACCGGATTCATTCATTAAGTCGGTTCATTTATTAACCCATGACATGCATTAACCGATGACATGTATTAAGTAGGTCAATCCATTAACAGGGTGTTGATATTGAGAACCATTCTCACGACACGCCGACTTGACACATGACGTCACGTCCGGTATATTATAAGTATCAACCAAACAAAGGAGGAACAAATGCACAAGGCACTGGACGGCAAAGGATACGTCAAGGGGGGTGAGGGGGTGCTCATCACCGGCGCGGGGGAGGTCTACGCCTACCGCGACGGGGGGCTGACACCACTGACCACCACCGAAGACCCTAAGGCCTACGCCGACCTTGAGGGCAGTTGGGCGGCCATCGCCTGACGACACGCCGCACTTGACAACCAACATCAAGTGCGGTATATTAGAACCATCAACCAAAGGAGTGATTTGAAATGGCCTACCATGGAACGTTTGAGTTGCAACCGTTGTACGACGGGCATAAATCTTTTTACGGCAAAGCGTCCGTCGAACGTTGGGGCACTGAAATCGGTATGCGGTACGTGCTCAAGTCATACGGCACTGTTGTCGCCAAAGTCACGCCGATTAGCGCGTGGGACACCAAACAGGAGGTTTTTCGTGTTGAGGTCGGCATGGAATATTTGAGCGCCACGACACTGCGGCACGTCAAGGAATTTCTGGCGCAGACCGACGACGTTTTCAAGGGCATCACGTTGCCGTGGCTACGCAAGGCCATCAAGGACGGCCGCGAGATTGAGGGCGCCGAGTCGGCATGGCGCAAAGTGTATGTCCTCAAGGGACTGTGACGCGACACGCCGATTGACACGAATGCTAGTGAGTACTATTGTTGTGACGTCTGCGAGTGCGACGCGTTACTGTGCGAGAACTGCGGGGATAGCATGACATGCGACTACTATTGCCCGCGACACCGTGGTGCTGAAGCGTTCATGGACGCAAAGGAACCCTCTTACGCCTACCCGTACGCGCACAGGCATGATGGTCAGTTCGCTTTCGGCGTCGAGATTGAAATTGAATCCGACATGAGCGAAGAGTTCGCGGAAAACGTGGCGAACTCTGACGTTATCGCCGGTTGGGACAAGGACGCGTCGCTAGAGCGGAACGGGGTTGAACTACAATCCAATATACTCAACATGTCCAAACTGCTCGACTTGCAACGGATTGTAGAGGATATCCCCGAATATGGCGAGAACGCGGGCGGGCACATCCATGTGGCGCGCACGCCAAACCAATGTGCAAGCCGGTGGTATTGGGCGTTGCGCGGACTGGACGCGGCACAGTGCCGACTACTCAACATGCGCCACATCGACGACGACTATTGGTGCACGCTCACTCACGGCGAGTATACCGGTAAGCACACGGCCGTCAACGACGAGCATGCGGGTACCATCGAACTGCGCACGTTCGACTGTTGGTATAAGGGTAGCGCGAACAGGCTCGTTCCGGCGGTCAAGTGGATACGCGCCATGTGGCGGTTTTTTGAAAGGCACCCCCGCGGCACGGTATCGGCGAACCTCGTCGAACGGTATGCGTCATGCATGGCCGACAACGTGGTAGACACCCCCCGTCGCACGCTCGACGAACGACTCGCCATGGCACGTCGCACCAAGGCCGCACGGAAAACCGAAGAGGAGCGGGAGCGTCAGAAGCGAGCCGCAGAAATCCGTCGTAACGTCGAAGCCAACGTGGGGGCTTCACGTGCCGCGCGTCACAGTCATGGCGACACGATCCCGGCCACGCTTGAATACCGCAGGCATGAGGAACATCGTGAGCGTGGCCGCCATCTTGTCGATGGGCGTCTGGCGGCCCCGGAACTCTGCTACGCGCTCCCGTCCCGCAACCTACGCCCATTGCACCACTACGCGCGGATGGCTACCATCATGGCTATGGCGGGCGTCGAGCCCGTCACTCTCTACAATTTCCGCTTGCACCATGCGTACGGTGACGAGACCATTTGGAACGGTCGAGAATACATAAACCGTCATGGCGAGACGGCCGTGCGGGTGGTTAGGAGCATCGTTCGTAGTCGTATAGCACGCGCGTCCCATGGTAATCCGACCGCGGAATCGTTTGAACGTACCGCGTTGCGCCTGTTCAAGCATGCCGGGCGTCCCGAACTATCCGCACGCTACGCGCGTATCCGCAAGAATATTGCCGCCACGCGCGCCAACGACTGAAAAAATCTTCGGGGGCTGGAACGTCCAGCCCCCCTATTATGGAAAGAGGAAACAACAATGTGTGTCATAGCGACCGCAGTGCCCGGCGCAATGCCGGAACCCGAAGACATCCTAGCCATGAGTGAGGCCAACCCGGACGGGGGTGGTGTCAGTTGGTGGGACGGCGAACGGTTGAGGGTGTTCAAAAACGTTGACCCATTGAAAGTGGTTGGCTTCATTTACAGTCATTGGGATAGTCTCAAGCGCGCCCCGTGCCTGATGCATTTTCGTTTCGCCACGCATGGCGCGGTGGAACCGCGCAACTGCCATCCGTTCCATACGGATAGGGGTTATGTCGCGCATAACGGTATCGCACACGACTACACTATCGGGCCGCACGCGTCAGACTCCCGCAACATGGTTGCCGCGTGGATTGATAGCGGATACGATAACACCGTGTTTAAGGGTCAGGGACTTGTAGCGCTTATTACCCCCCATGGCTGTTTGAAATGGCTTGAGGGCGAGCCGGTTGAATACTCGCATGGCGTATGGGTTTCCAACATGTTTTGGCGCGTCTGATGAATTTTTCGGGCGTGTCGTGAGGCACGCCCTGATATAATAAACAACGAAACCAAAGAAATGAGGTAAAACAATGAAACCGTCAGCATACTTTCATGATAAAGTCGAAACATACTTGACGTGTCTGTCCGACAGGGCGCTCAACGCAGGAATCGACGTGGTGAGCGACATAATCGTGTTTGATACCGCGGCCCCATACACAGCCAAAGACTATCAGTGTGCGCTCGAAGCATGGTTGCAAGGACGCCACGACATATGGCAAAGCCGCATAGACGCGTACAAAGCGAACCCGACGGACGAAAACCTAGCCGTCATAGCCGAGTACGCAATAAACGAACACACCCCCCACACCCAATGTGACTACGACGACATAGTGGAACGCGCATACCGGCTCGCAATAGACGAAACGCTAATCGAAAACGAACTCGAAAAAAGGAGGAACAATGGCGAACGATAAACGACATGACGTGCTAAGCCGAATCGCAGCAGTGCAACAGTCTGTCGAAGCAGTGAAACGCACCACCGAAGGATACGGGTACAAGTACGCCACGCTGGACAATGTTTGGCAGTTGGTTAAGAACAGCATGATGGAACATGGCTTAGGCTGGACGGCCGTCTGCTCAAGCGAGATAGTCGGCGCCGACACGGACATGCCAACCGTCTACAACACGCTCACCATCGCAGTCTACGAGTCAACACACGAGTGTGAAAACCTCATGGACATGGTGAAGCATGGCGAGGCGGTCAGCAGCAGCTACACGTATCCGGCGGCCGCGGCACAGCAAGTGGGCAGCTTCGAAACATACTATCGACGTTACGGGCTAATCCACCTGCTTGGACTCACCACAGTGATGGACGACGACGGAAAAACAGCCGCCCCCCTCCCCCGCCCCTCCCTCACAGAAGAATTCAGCTAAAAACCGAAAGGAAAAACAATGGCAAACAACATGCTCGAAATCGAAGCGGTAGGCGAAATCCGATTCGTCCACATCAAAGACAAGTATCAGTCCGACGCGGCGAAACAGCGCGGAATCGAACCGAACTACCAGTTGCAGCTCGCGTTCCCGAAGAACGGAGACGTGCATAAGGAACTCGTCGCGTCCGCCAAACAGTTGGGCGTGCGCGCCAACGGCGACAACCTGCGCTACAAGGACGGTGATTTAATCACCCTCAAGGACGGAACCCAGCCGCAGCATGGTAAGTGGCTCGTCAACCTGTCCTCCAAGTGGAAGCCCAGCATCGTTGACCAAAACGCCAACGATGTCGAACTGACCGAAGAGCCGGGCGACGGCACGCTCGCCAACGTCGCATTCAAAATCGGCAGCACGAAGGAAGGACGACTCGCCTACTTCCTGACCGGCGTGCAGCTGCTGCGAGTCGAAAAGAACAACACCCCCTCCCCCCACAAGTTCGGCGTATACACGCAGCAGACCATCGAGGACGAGGGCGCCGGGGAACTGGAACCGGAGTTCTAACCGGCCATGAACGCGCCAATCCACTACAGTGACGACACGCTGATTGACGCGCTCACCACGTGCATGAACATCAGCCAAGCCGCGAAGGCACTTGGAGTGTCCCGCGGCTGGCTGTTCCCGCATGCGAAACGGTTGGAGCGTGAAGGCAGAATCCTGCCGAAATCAATCATGCCCGCATATTTCAAACCGAAGGAGAACAAATGACGAAATTCCTAACCACCCCACCCTCCAATAGTCGGGTAGTCACCGTGTTCAACGCGAGGCTCAAACTCAATCTAGGCAGATGGGCCGAATACCGTTCATACAAGAAACGCAACACCGCGAACACCACCGCCTACAATATCCGCAAACATCTCACATCATGGACGGAACCAAACGTCGATTACGCTGCGGTCACACGCCGGAAGTCGGACGGAACATACGCGGTATGGGTCAGCGCGGTACGCATCAAGAAGGACGCCAATGACGACATTGAATAACCACAAGCCGGAACCATTGGAGTCGGCCATCCAGAACCGTCTCATCAGAATCTTGGAACAGAAAGGATGGTATGTGCAGAAAACCGAAGGACGCTCACGCAACGGATTCCCCGACGTGACCGTCGTGGACACGCTCGGCAACGTGTGGTTCATCGAACTGAAACGCACGGTAGGAAAACCAAGCCCAGACCAATGCCGCGAACTCAAAGCGCTCGCCAAACATAATGCGAACGTCATACTCCTGTACGGCATGAAAGCCGTGGACACCCTGCTGTTCTACAGAAACTGGGTTGACCTGACGAACATGTACCACTACATCCTCGTAGTCGATTCGGAAGGAAAAATGAGATGGACGAAAGAAATCTGACATACCGGGTATTCCAAGACCGTGAAGCATGGCTCAAAGCCCGCGAGGAAACGATAGGCGCGTCCAGTCTCGCGCATTTCATCGCCACCGGACAATTGCCATCCCCACCGCCGGACATTCCGGCCGTACAGTCGGCATTGCGGTTCGGCAGCATTTGGGAGCCAATGCTCGTCAAACTGTATGCGGAACGCCTACAGCTCGCCATCGTCGCCAAGAACACTCCAGTAGACCGTTTGGAGAACGGACAGCTCGCATGGTACGACAACAGTTTCTACACGAACGGGCGCCTGCACGTCTCGCTTGACGCCGCATACCGCGACTATGGTGGCATCCTGCACACCGTCGAAGTGAAGACGGGAAGCAAACCATCCTACGCGTTCCTCACCACCGAACAGCGCAACCAATATTCGGCCCAAGCGCAGATAGAGGCCCGCATGATGGACACAGAGTATGCGGAAATCATCTACGCGCAACGCCCCCCGTCATGGGAGACGCTGGATTCCGAATACATCACCGAACGAATCAAGGAGACGCTTGACATCGCAATCGTCCCGGACGTGATGGACGCGGGCGCACTGGAAAAGTATGCGACGGAATACGAGCGTGCGGAACAGCCCACGGACGTGGACGATGACGGATGGCAGCTGTTGGCCGAACTGTTGGAAGCGGAAGACCGGTACGACACGCTGAAGGAAAAGCTCACCACATGGCTGGGCGAACACCCCGGCGAACGAGTATACTGCGATGGGCATGTCGCAAGACTGGCGGAAACCACGCGCACCACCACCGACTACAAAGCGTATTTCAGCCAGCATCCGGCCGACCTGGGCCCATTCAAGAAAACATCTACGACCACCCGACTCAGCGTAGTGAAGGAGAAGAAAAATGCGTGAGCTGATGATGAACTGCCTGTACCTGCTCGCCGTCGTCCTGTCCGTGCTTGGAACCACGGCGGCCATCCTTATCATCATCGGCATAGCCAAAGGCGTCATCGACCTCATCAACCATTCCGGCGGACATGATGAAGAGTAGCGTATCCGAATGGCTTGACGGCGAAGCTTGGGCCGACATCGAGCAGATGCGCCAGCCCAAGCCGATGCCCCCCGCCAGAAAAAAGAAGACCGTCACCCGCTATGCCGACATGACACCCGAAAAGGCGGAGCATAAGCGGAAGCTGCAAAAGAAGTGGGTGAACGAGAACCACGAGAAAATGCTCGACTATTGGGTGCGATACCGTAAACAGCATCGTGAGGAAAGCCGAGACGCATGCCGCAGATGGCAGGAGAAATTCAAGGCTGAACATGGCGTCTGCTATCAGACTTGGCGCAGATGGCGTAAAACGCCGGAAGGACGCGAGCGCATAGCGGCGTGGGAAGCCGAGCACGGGAAGGAGAAACAGTGAGAGCTTTCATCTTCGACGAGGCCGGAACAGGTAAGACGAAACGCAGCATGGACTTGCTGGACGACGCGGAGCATATCCTCGTCATCTGTCCGGCAAGCGTCGTGAAGACCGCGTGGTTGCCGCAAATCAGCCAATGGTCACACGGCAAGGCGTTGACCATCGAAGACTACCGTAAGCATGGTTGGTCGGAAGACTATCGTTTCCTCGTGGTGTCATACAATATGGCCGCAAAGCTAGGCGAAGTGCCGGACGGTTTCAGTCTCATCGTGGATGAAAGCCATATGGTGAAGAATCCTAGGAGTGGACGTTCCAAAGTCGTGAAGGGCATCAGCGACCTTGCCAAGGACGTGCTGATGCTGACCGGCACGCCCGCTCCGAAGGACTTGGAAGACCTGTACGGGCAGACCGTGGTCATGTACCCGCACGCCAAGGACAGGATGGTCATATTAGGCGACTCTTGGCGCACTCTAGGGGCTTTCAGGATGCGATACGGTAAACCATACACGATGAGCGTGCAAGGGCGTACAGTGGTCAAATACACGTATTCCCAGCCCATGGTCGAGGAAGCGTGCCGACAACTGCAAAAGCTCGTATTGGACATCCGACGCGGAGGCAACCCGCTGCCGCAAGTCGAATGGCTCCCATCACCGAAAACCGAACAGGAGGACATGGTGTTCGAACAGTGGGCGAACACCCACCAATTGGCCGACGACGTGTACGCGGCAAGCGCGAGCGCCGCAGCGGTCAAACTCGCCCAACTCGACGACGGCTTCGCCTACAAGACCGAAGACCGTGGAGAATCCTACTGGTTCGGCGTGTCCAAACTCGAAACGGTATACGATGAAGCCAAGAGACGCGAAGACCAGACGCCACTGCTCGTATGGACGCGGTTCAAAGCGGTGAGAGACGAAATCTACCGTACTTGGACGCCATGCACGGATGCGAAGACATTCCTTGCCATGACCGACCAAGAGCGTGGAAAGTATCGGCTCATAGTCGCCAACCCGCAGTCAATGGGCACCGGCGTTGATGGCCTGCAGCGTCTCATGAAAGACCAGATATGGCTCGACCTGCCATGGACATACGCCGACTGGGAGCAGGCCAACAGGAGACTGGTGCGACGTGGCAGTCCCTATCAGGGACGGCAGCGCATACTCGTGCCGGACACGCCATGGAACCGCAAGGTCATGGACGTGATAGAAGGAAGGAAAACCCTCGATGACATCATCAAGGAAAAACAATTGGGATGAGGTGATGGAAGACGTGAACAAGGCGATTCCCACCAAAGCAGCCAACAATCACGGATTGAAAGGCCCGAGCGACATAATCCTCGACCCACCGGAGCCGCCGACAGTGGGAAACACGCTCGAAAACATTGAGCCAAGCATCTACACGCGCATCGCCGACAACCTCGACCGCGTGAAGGACATGCTCAACGGGGAGAAGGCCGAAGAATACGGCAATCCGCGCATCATGTTCCAGAACATTTCCAAACGATGGTTCGACTGCGACGATGCGGAAGTTGACGTCGCAATCATGATGGCCGAACTGAAAATCGAACGCATCAAATACGACCACAACAAGGAAGACTCATACATGGACGCCATCGCCTACCTCGCAATGGCGCTCGCGTTCATACAGGAAAGGAAGAACAATGACTAGTGACAACCGCAACGTGACGCGACTAACAGTAGGCCGTGAGGAATGGCGGAAGATAGTCTCCGAGGAGACAAACTTCATTCTCCGCGAAACCCAATCGCCATACGAGACTGTGGCCTTCGTATTCTCCGACGCCCCCACCGGAGTACACGTCGGCAACGCCATCATCCTCTCGGAAACCCCGTTCGGTGACTATGAGGCCAGCCCTTGGACATGGAGCATGTTCGCCAAGCTGACCGACATGACAGTGCGGGAACTCAAAGAACGGTTCCCAGCAGAAGCGAAGATGGAAAACCCATCCGCATGCGCAATGTACTTGTATGAAATCAAACCGATAAGCGACGAGGAACTGTTGCAGCGCCTTTGCGACAAGTAAGGAGAAAGAAAATGCTGAACGACATCACCATCGAACAGTGCGTAGACCATCAAGACCTTATCTTGCCATACACTGAAAAGCAGTTGAACCCCAATTCGTATGACGTGACCTTGCAGGACACCATCATCATCTTCGCCAAAGATGCGAAAGACGGTTACGCGGACGGCGGCGACCACACGTTGCACGGCGTCCACACCAAATCGGTCAGAATCGACGGACACTATATGCTTCAGCCGGGGCAGTTCGTGCTAGGCGCCACAGTGGAGAAAATCAGCCTACCGGACAATATGATGGCACGGTTCGACGGGAAAAGCAGCCTTGGCCGACTCGGACTCTGCACGCACGTGACCGCAGGATTTATCGACGCCGGATTCATCGGCACCATCACCGTCGAACTGAAGAACGAGAACAGTTTCCCCATCATGCTGACGCCCGGCATGCGAATCGGACAGGTGTCATTCGAATACTTGAACGCCGCCTCGATGAAACCCTACGGCATGGTCGGCCACTATCAGCATCAGAAGGCGCCACAGCCCGCAGTGGAGGTATGATATGAAATCACCAAAACAATGCCTCGCCTGCGGTCGAGATATGACGTTTGACGAATGGTATCCGGAAATGCTGTGCGAAACCTGCGAGCAGGAAATCGATTCGGCGTTCACGGACGAAGACAGACAGGAAGGATTGGAGTATCCCGATGAGTCTTATTAGAGGACTAGCCCGCCTCGACCCGAAGCTATGCAAGCATTGCCTAAAAAAACTCACCACGAAAGAAATGTACCTGCTCAACGGATATTGTACGAAATGTTGGAGGTTGCGCGGTCGTGGTTGAACGAGAAAAGTGAGAAGCTTTGATATGGAAATCTTGAAACTCATCATCTGCACCACCATCCTGCTTGGACTCGTCGCAGCCATCATGATGGTTTGCGACGCATGGAGCGACCGCATCTTCATCGCATATGTTGCTGTAGCTGCCATAGCGATAGTGGCTTGCATATGGTTAGTATGACTAAAAGAGAAGCCCCCGCATGAACCGTGCGGGGGCTGGGGAGAAACCAAAGGAGGGCTGCTGGAAAAACTTCCAACAGCCCTCATTGTATCACGGTCAACGACACATTGTCAAATACCAGTCGCTGCCGGAATCAGTGCCGATTGCGACATACCTCGGCTGACCCGAAGAAGCGCCAACATAACGACCCCACAGGAAGCCGTCAGCATAAGCACCCCAACCGTCCAACACGACCTTCTCGCCGCGACTGTAACTGGCTACAACCTGCCCCTTCACCGACGGTTCGGTACGCACGTTCAACGCATCGACCGCAACCTCATACGTGGTAGCGACCACGGTCGGAGCCGGGGAAACCACCGGCGCCGGAGCCGGATTCACCGGAGTGTTCGCACCAACGCCAGCATACTTGTCCCAAGCGGCCTTATCGCCAGCGAAATAGTTCAAATCAAGCGAACCAGCATAACCGCCGATATGACCGTTGGACGTGTACTGGCGCATCGGATACGCCACATACGACCAAATCGAATCGGCATCCTGCCAGCCGACCGCATCCATGGAAGCATAGCACGCCTCCCAAATACCACAATCATGCTTGGTGCAAATGTCCTTGATGAACGGGATTTCGGAACGCTGCGCATACACGAGCGGCTTCACGCCGGTCAGTCGGATATACTGGTAGAGGAATTCATCTAAATAGGCTCGATTGCCCCAAGCGGCGTTATCGGCCTGCTCCCAGTCAACGCACGGCACGAACTTGCCAAGATAGCCCTTGGTGTTTCCGGCGAAGAAATACGCTTCCTCCGAAGCGCCCACGCCGCGAATGTAATGCATGTAGCCGACCGCCATGCCACGCTTGGCAGCGGCCTGAATCTTCGCATCCGCACCGGTCCACACGGACTCGACCAACCCATTGTCCGTCGTTAGTTCGCCAGCACCCCAAGTACACTGGACTACGACGCCATCGGCGTCAATCTTGGAAACGTCAACGTCAGCCTTCCAATTGCTGATATCCACAAACCTCATTATTCGGAAACCTCCGTTTCATTGCTTGCAATATGCTTGCCCGTCACCAGACTCTTGGATGGAGTGGCGAGCGAAGCCGGACTGATGGCATCCGTCTTGCCGGAGGACGCCACGCACGTCAACACTGACGCGACGGCTGCGACAAGCGCGATGCCAGCCACGTTCAACCAATCGACCTGAAACAGGCCGACGCCACCGACCACGCCAGCCGACAATGCCGCCTGACATGCGGTGCGGATTGCACGCTCCAACGTGTCAACCCAAAAATCCTTAGTGAACAACATTCACTGCTCCTTACTGTTGTCGTTTTCCAACGGTTCTATTGTACTCCTTAGCCCGTCGGGAAGTCTTGGTTTCGGATACTGCTTCAGGAACTCGGGGTCGAGAACGTTGCAGAGTTCGCCCAGCCAATGGCCGATTGCCCGAATGTATGAGGTTTTCAAATCGTCCTGATAGCGGAGTTTGTCGCGTTCCTGAATGAATTCGGCGAGCTTCTCGTCCTGTCGGTCGATTTCCTGCTGCATGTTCAATTGGGCTTCCGAAAGCCGCCGGTAGGCTTCACTCAGGTCGCCGCGTCTGTTTTGCGCCCAAGTGACCGCTGCGACCACGATGGCGCATAAGCCGGTCACTAGGGCGACAATAATATCAGTACTCATGTGGCACTATTCTAGCCGGTGGAGGGATTAGCCGATATTGTAGGTGAAAATGGGGGAAACGATGCGAGACCCTGTAGTGCCACCAGCATATTCGACGTACACGTTGCCGTTGTCTGCAACGCCTGCAATGGTCGGAAAATAGCCGTCTCTCGTTGGTGCATAGACGCCTTCGGAGTTTGCCGGATAGAATGCGGTGTTATTCACCTGTCCGACAACCACCTTCGAACCCCAGCCGGTCAGATTGATGTTCGCGCTCAGCAGTTCGATGTTTCCAGTACCGCCAGAAGCCCACATATGCACCTTGTTCGCACCGAGGTGAATGTCACACCACGGCATGTTCCACCCACGCCACTTATCGCCTTTTCTGACATAATCGCAATTATCGGCCACATTATGCAGCAGCGTGCCTTCGGGAACTTCGGTCAGAGCGTCACGCTGGGCGGAAGTCTGCACTCTCAGCATGTCACCCTTCATCGCGGCACCGATATACGTCTGCGTGATGACCACGCCGGAAGCAGCAGTATTCGACACGCCAGCCGGAAGCAGCACCTGCGCCAAAGCCAAAGCACCATCCGGAACAGCAGGCGCGACCGGCACGGCGGCGGCCGTGCCCTCCACCACGCCGAACGTCGGAACGTCCGAACTATCCGACATCGGCGAGCGCGTCTCATGCTGCTTCACATACACCACGTCGATACGCGAATTAGCGGACGGGGCCGCAGCCAGCGGCACGTTCACGTTTCCATCGTTCTGGATAAGCAGCGCGCCATAACGGTTCAGCACCGCATTGAACGGATGCACCGTCACACTCATAGAATCGCCGCGACCCGTCACGAGATTATCCTGCGAACGGTCGAGAATACCCGCAATCGGCATCATCGTGGTCTTATCGCAGACGAACAGGCCGCTCATGTCACGGCGCGCATCCAAGAACGACGCCTTGCCGGACACTGCGAACAGACTATTCCTCAATGCCATTATCAATCTTTCCTTCCAACGCTTTCAAACGTTCCTCAAGCCGGTCGATACGGTCATGGGCGAGATGGGCTTCATGTATCGCCCACACGCCCAGCATCGGATAGTTGATGCCGCACGGCTCGTAATCATCATTATACTCAACGAACTGCCCCAAACCGTTGTCATCCAACTCTTCGGCAATCATGCCGACATGGATTGTCGCGCTGTCGCCGTTCCGGTTCACGTCGTCGATGAAACGGTAGAGCGTCCAATCCACGGAACGCATCTGCTCCAACGTGATGTCCGGCTTGAGGAAATCCTGCTTCACCTTGCGGCTGGACTGTGACGTGCCCATCGTGCCGTCAGACAACGCCCACACCGCACGCCATGGGCCGACCGTGAACAGATTATTGTAGGCGTTCGTCGTATGCGTGCCACCACGGTCGGGAGACAATACTCCCCAATTCCAAGCATTGCACTTCTGGTCGATGGTCGCACGGTCATATGAGTTCCTGTTGATGGACGCGGCCACCGTCTGGTCGATGTTCGCGCTGATGTCCAACACTTTCTGAATCGCCTGAGTCAGCTGCGATCCGGAGGGCTTCTCCAATTCGCGCAGACGGCGACCATACTCGTTCAGGGTGGATACGAGCTTGTTGGTCGCCTGAGCCGGATTCTTCACGTCGAGAACGTCATCGGCGTCCAATGGGGTGCCGTCCGCCGACTCACCTTGATGCACTACGATTTCCATTATTCCACCGTCACTTTCACACCGTCGAACACGTCGCCAAGGGTGAACGTAATCCAATTCGAGCTTTCATCGGCTTTGATGCCGGTGATGCGCCGCGTATGCGCGCCATCCACATAATACCAGTCGCCCTTCGTTGTGAACCTGATATAATCGCCGACCGTATAGTTGGCGAGCGTCTGATTCACAGAATGCAGGTATCCGCGATGCACTTTCGCCTCAGTGGATGATACTGGCTGCCAGTAGACGGCTGCCGCCTCGTTCGCATACGCCTGAAGCGTATTCTGTCGTTTCACGGTCGAATGGCTGGAATCCACGCTCTCCCAAATCGGCGCTCCCGCCTTTTCCAGAATGTCCGTGTAAGCCGACACGACGAGCGTCTTATCGTCGGACTTGCCGGACGTGAACCATTGCAATGAGGCGAGCTTGTCTCCATCATCAGTGGCCGACAAGGACGCGATGCCCGGCTGCAAGGCTGACGCGCTAAAATAGTGGGTTTCGCCGCCAAGCAGCGGATGACCGGTCTTCATATGCCACTCATACCCCAATCCGTCAGCCGTGCGCGTCGGGAAGAAGCCGATGTCGCAACCGTTCTGATAGTTCGTGATGTTCGTCAAAACTTCACCGACGTAATTCAAATCGACCGCCTGATAGTTCGCCTCCGACGTGCCGACCTCTGCAGCCTCCAACACGACAGGCACGCTACTGTGGGGCCAGCTCATCGCCTGTTCGACGAGATTGCGTGCGACCGTGTTCCACGTGACGTTCTTGTATGACGTGTCGTATTGAGTGTCCGGCGAACCATCCGACTTGATAAGGCTTTTCCCCATCGCCTTCGCCGGAAGAATCGTCCTATGGTCAAAATACGTCCACATGCCGGACGCAACCAAGGTGAGGATGCCGGAATCGGCGTCATAGTCCCTGCGCATGAGCACTCCGCCGACCATCAGCCCATCATCCTCCGCGACCATAACGGTTTTGCCGATGGCCGCGGTGTTCCTCAAATCCAACAGTCGCGCGTCGTTCGCAATATATTGGACGCGCGTGTCGCCGGACGAAGCGTAGATGGGCACTTTGACAGTGAGCGAATCAGTATCGTTCAGTTTCATCTCCCACTCCGCCGACGTGTGCGGTAACGGGATGATGCGGCGCCCGGTCAGCAGGTCTGCGAGATAGATTTTCACCGCCAAGCCTCCTTCCATTCGACCGTCATCGTCGGCTCGCCCGACTGCACGCCCAACGGCGTGAACTGTATCGTCGCATCGCCCGAAGGACGGAACCAGTTCTCTTCGGTGAGGAACATGCTCAAATCAGACTGATTTTGGAACAGTACGCGCTCATCGTCGAAGTCGAACACCATCGTCTCGTCTGGGTTGATTTGACGGTGAAATTCGACCGCTTCGCCGGTTTCGATGCAGTGGATGCGAACGCCTTCAGACAATCCGCCCCTGATTTTCACGACAAGATGCGTCGGAGCGAAACCGCTTCCGGTGATGGCGACACGTCCCGGATTGCCGACCTCACCTTCGGACAATGGGTCAAGCAGCGGGTCGAGGATGCCTTCGCCGTCTGTCGGCACGCCGACCGTCTGCGAGCGCAATGGCCCATACAAGTATGGTGATGGTGCGAGCAATCCAATCTGGAACGCGGCCTTCCCTCGATACCGGTATTCGTCCACGGTCATCGACCTGAGTTCCGCATCACACGATAATGCGATGCCAGCGCCCTTCCGCACGGTGACGGACACCAACCGTCCGGCCATACCACGGAGACGGCGCATCATCTCGTCGGTGTCTTCGACCGTACCGGTCGCACAGTATCCGTTGATGGTGATGGTGCGCCCATCATAATATGTGGTGCCGGGAATGGCGTTGCCGTCAGCCCTAGCCCAAGAATCTTGTTCGGTCTTGGCTGACGGCAAATCGTCGAAACCACTCATGGACACCAGTGTGAACTCGTGTCCGGCGTCGCCGTAAAGCGTGATGTCACCCACGGTGACGGTTATCGTGCTCAAGGTCTGACACTTCCAATCATCTCATTGTTCAAAGCGTATCCGAATCGGCGGGCCACGAGTTCCACGTCGCTTAACGGGCTTGCCACCACATTGTCGATGTGGACGCCGCCAGCATACCGCTGGTCGCCAGCCGACACCATTCCAGTATAGTCTTTAAGCCGTGGTGCCGACACCATGCCAAGATTTGTCGCGTCAATCTGGTCGAAATCCAAGGAGCCGAGCACGCCATCGACCTGACCGCGTACGAACGCTCCTTGGGCGCCGATGGCCTTTCCGAAGTCGCGCATAAGATGCTCGCCGGACACGCTGGTATAGCCGGAGCCGGAGAACGGGCCGACCTTAGCAGGAGAGAACGGGAAGAAGTCTCGCACCTTCTGCAACGCGCCCTTCACCGCGCTTTTCACGCTTTCGACCGCGTTGAGAATACCCTGTTTGAAACCGTTCATCAACGCGGCGCCGGAATTGACCAGCCACGAGCCGGCACCGGCGAACATGCCGATGATTTGGCCCGGAATGCTACCGATGTAGCCGAGAATACGACCACCCAATCCGGCGAACGGTCGGGCGATGTTTGCGATAATCGCAGGGACAGCGAGCGCGACGGCCATGAAAATGCGTGGGAAGTTCACTGCGATGCTGGTTGCAACGCTGATGAAAGCGCTAATCAGTGTCGGCAGACCGTTGATGATGCCGGTAGCCAATCCGCCGATGATGGCGGGCAGCTGGTTGATGATGGCGACGGCGATGCCCGGCAATGCGGCGGCCAATGAGGTTATCACGCTGGTGATGGCGGACATCAATGCGGGAATCAGCGTCGGCAACGCGGTTGCGATGCTCTGTCCGATGGACGGGAGCGCGGCCACAACGGTGGCGCCCAACGTTTGAATGCCGGACGCCAAGGACGCGCCGAACCCGCTGATGAACCCGGCAACCGCAGCGCTATTGTCGCTTATGGCGCTGAACGCGACCTGAACGCCGGTAATCAACGCCTGTCCAAGCGAGGTCATAAGCGACGGAATCTGTACGGCGAGTGTGGCGAACAGCGTGCCGAACGCTTCCAGCATCGGCTGGCCGTACGTGGCGATAAGGCCGGGCAGCTTGGCGAACATGTCGGAGAACGCTTTGGTGATTTGCGGCAGTATCGTCATCAACGCGGGTGCGAGCGTCTGCCCGACGCTCATGAGTGCGTTGGCGATGCCCGGCAATGCGGCGGTGATGCTTGCCACCATCTGTGGGAGAGCAGAGGCGAACGCGTTCGCCATTGCTGGTAGTTTCGTCTGGATGCCGGTGAGCGTGTTGTCGAGGCTTTTCTGCCATTCGTCGAACTTGCCTGTCATCTGGGACGGGTCGAGTTTGAACAGTGTCTGGAAGCCGGTCGTCAAGCCGGTGAACAATGCGCCGGTCACGCCCAGCTGGGATGCGATGCCGCCAATCTTGCCGATTGCCGCGCCGACCCCATTCACGGCCACGCCGAAGCCCTTCAACGCGCCGGAAGACACCTTCAACGCGGCGGAGCCTATGGTGGCGAAAGCCGCCTTTCCAGCAGCCGCCAACGGGCTGAACCGTCCGGCAAGACGCGACACGGCGCCGCCGACCGTGGCCGAGAGTCCGGCGCTCACAGTCTTAGCTGCTGACGTCAACGGCGCGAACGGATTCTGCCCCTTGAACGAGCCGAAAACCTTTTCAGCAAGACCGTCGAACGGCATCAACAATGCGGACGCCGCTTCGGAACCAAACGACTTGAGCGCGCCCTTGACAGTGGAAAGCCCATTACTGACCACAGACCCGAGCTTGGATATGGTGTCGCTGATGCCGTTCGTGTCCAACATTTCGTCGAACGCCGTCTTGAACTCGGACGCCCAGCTCTTCACGTTCTCGACCATGGAGAGCGCGCCGGATTCGATGTAGGCACGCATGAGTTCCATCTTCGTTTTGACGGATGCTGCGGCGTTTGAGAATGCTTCGGTGAGAATCTCCTTGACCGGCGCCCACTGCTGCGCCGTGTTTGCGGCATAGTTGGACAATCCGGCCTTCAGGTTGCCGAACGTCTGCATGATGCTGTCGGACGCGGACACGGCGGAACCGACCAATGGGAGGAACATGTCGGGAATGTTCAGGCCGGTAAGCTCCTTGAACTCACGTCCCACCTGCACGAGCTTGTCACGGTAGATGTCCGCGCTCTGTCCGGCCGTGTCCAACGAACGATAGATGTCCGAATCCACGACGATGGTGTCGGCGGCGGCGCGAATGTCATGGAATGCTTGGATGAGGGACGGAGCCTTCTTCCGCGCGGCGGCATCCACTTCGGTGTTGAGGGTTTCGAACGCTTTGAGGAACGCTTCGGGAAGCGCTTCCGCGTCGGAACCCATCGCGTTCAAACCGGTTTGGAGCAGCTTCACATTGTCGGACGCCCGTCCTACGCCATTGCGCAGGTTGGTCGCAGCCTGCTGGATGAGTTCGAAGCCTTCAGCGCCTTTCTCTCCGAAGCTGAACGCGTACGTCCCCAAGTCTTCGAACGCGACATTGAACTTGCCGAGCGCGTTCTGCGCTTTCGTTGATTCTGACAGCGTTTTCGCCATCGCGTCGGCCATGGACGCAAGCTTGTCGATGACCGCGGACGATGCGGACACCGCCGCTCCGAACACGTCAGTGAAGCTGGAGCCAAGCCTGACGAGCGTGCCCTTCACATTGACCAACGCGCGGCCGATGAACGGGATGCGGGATGCGAACCGGTCGTTAGTGGCGACCATGAGGGAGAACGCGGTGGCGCCGACTGCACCCACCGTGTTCAGCATGTCGCCCAATGAGGATAGGAGGTTGGCGTTCTGCGAGTTCAGGCTGATGAGATTCGTCAACGGGGCGAGAAACTGTTCCACCTGCTGCACGTTGAACGCCTTGTTGACGGCTGGCGCAAGCTGGTTGACGAACGTCTCCGCCAACGTAGCGGCCGCGTCCGATAATGGCACGAATCCTGCGAGCATTTCGCCGAACGTGTCCGTCATGCCTGAACTGGAAATGGCGGTCAACGCTTTGCCGAGGTTAGTAGACAATGCGGTGGTAGCTTCCGCCGACCTTACGCTGACCGTGTTCTTAATGCTGTTCCATGCGCGGTCTGCCGTGACGGGCATGGTGGTGAACTGCTTTTCGATGGCGTCGGCGTTCTCAAACACCGTATCGTAGAGGGCTTGGCCGCTGATTTTGCCTTCCTTGCCTAACTGTTTCAGTTCGCCTACGGACACGTTGAGATGCTTGGCGAGCATTCGTGCGATTTGCGGCGAGTTCTCCATGATGGAGTTCAACTCATCGCCGTTGACGATGCCCTTGCCCAATGCTTGGGTAATCTGCCTCATGGCACTGGACGCTTCCTGAGTGGACGCGCCGGTGCTGACCATGTTCATGTCGAGCAGTTTGGTGAATTTCGCCGCGTCACTGTAATTGGTCACGACTTCCGGCGCAAGCGTGCGGAGACGTGCCGCCGACTGGATGAAATCGTCCGTGGTGACGCCGACCTCGTTCGCATATTTCAGCGACGTTTCGAACGAGCCCTGATAATCTCCCGCGTCGCCTACCGCGTTTTTCAGCATGGCGGTGGTCCGACCCCACTGGTTGCCCATTTCGATGATGTCGGACGTGACGGTTTTGACGGCTTTGCCGACCGATGCGACCGCTGCGATGGCGGCGGCGGTGTTCAGATACTTGTTGAGGTCGAGGTTCGCGAAGCCATTGCCGAAAGCGTTGGCGGAACGCCGTCCACTTGAACTAAAGGAGGCGAACACGCCGTTAAGCGCGTTTTTCACGCCGCCTTGCAGGTTGAGGCTCTTATTAAACGAGCCGGAGAACAGTCTGGACATGCCCAAGCCGTTCGAAACGAAGAGTCGGCTTGTGCCTGATGCCAGTTTGGGTTGGATGGCGGGGGTGAGCACCGCGCCCTTGCTTGCCTTGACAAGTGCGGAATGCAAGCCTTCCAACGATGGAAGTACTTGTATCCATGCGGTTGCGATGCTGCCCTTTGCCATCTATTGTTCCTTTCGGTGAAGACCCAACGCCTTGTTGATGTCTTCAGTGTTCATCGAATCGAGTTCGTAATCCTCCTTCTTGGTGTTCTTCCGGTTTTCCGGCAACACGCTTTTCGGCTTCCGCCCCTTGCCGGAGTATGGGGCGAGCGTTGACTGTTGAATGATGTCCAAGAGTCGTGCGACCGCGCCGAACGTGCCTATGAGTTTGGCTCTCTCTATGATGGTGTAGTTTCTTGGACTGCCGTATTGGCTTGCGAAATCAGCCAAGATTTGGCTGTCCCACTGGTCTGGGTTTATCGCATAGGTCAGTCTTTCGACTGTGAATCCAAAAGCGCTGGCAATTTTCCCGACAAATATTCCCATGCGTCGAGCACGTCATCGTCGAATGCTGCCATGACCGCTTCGTACTTGTTTTCCTTCAGTACGCCGCGCATGAGCTTGTCTACGAGCCAGATGGTTTCCACGCCGTCTTCGACTTTTTCGGAGTGGATGGCCTGTTGAAATTTGCGGTTGCGGAGGAGTTTCGCGTAGGCATCGCCCCAATTGTCGTTGAAGTCTTCGATGGTGATGGTGGGTTTGCGTTTTGCCATTGGTTTTCCTTTCGTCGTTTTGTCTATATAAGTATACCCCACGCCGCGGTCGGCGTGGGGTATGTTGGTCACGGACTGACGAGACTGAGCGAGTCGAAGTCTGCGCGATACGTCCAAGGTTGAGTGGTGCGCGTGTTTGTTAGCACAATCTGGCATTCTGTCGGCACGTCGGCGGTTCTGAATGTCTTGCTGAACTGAGTCCAAACATCAGGATGGTCGGCGGAATCTTCATCATAGCCTTTTACGCTGAATTCGAATAGCGTCTGCTGCTGTGGTGTTACAACCTTCATTGCGACAGTGCCATCAACGTCGGGTTGAAAAGTTTTGATGTAGCCGGTAAGACGCAATGTCTGATTAGGTGGTAGAACAAACACGTCAGAAGCACATGAGATGGGGTATTCTGGTCCACCAACAATCAGCATGTTGTTCCTATCAACCGGGGCTGATGCATTAAGTACTATACATCCAGCCGGTGTCCACTTCACCTGCCCTTCGTCGAAGTTGCCGTTGGGAATCAGATTGTCGGTGAACTCTCCGAAATCGTGCGATGTGGACGTGTTCAGAGTGCTGGCATACCTGACCGCAGACCAAGCATTATCGCCACCACTCGTCATGGAGATCGTGGACTTCAGGATCTTGATGTCGAACTTGGTGCCCTTCGGAAGAGAAAGTTCGCCAGTCCAGACACCATTATCGCCTTCAACCATCTTCACACCAGTTCCGCGCGACCATGGCAAGGTTTGCCCCCAGTCTCCGACTATCCACATCGTTCCGCCTTCAGCCACCGTACCATCGGATACGGTGACTGTCAGCGTCAGATTCGGAGAGCTTACGCTTTTGGGATGGTGATGTACTGGGTTTGAGCCGGAGCGGTGGCGGTCGGATAGGCGTTGATGGTGAACTCGAAGTTCACGAGAGCCGTATGCACGTGGCTGATGTCGCCAGTGATGAGGAAGGTGGCGTCGGCCATCACGTTGCGACGCTTGCGGCCGCCCTTGAGCATTTCGTCGATGACGATGACGTGATGCTCCAGTTCACTGGCCTGCTCCTTGACGGTGATAGAACCATCATTTGACGAGGATGCATGTTCGACCGTCACGTTGGCGGAGCCGTATGCGACCTTAAGCAGGTCTTCGTTCAAGGCTTCGATGCAAGTACCCGTCCACGTCTTAGAGAACGTCGGGTCAGCCTGTGCGACCGTATCGCCGCCGGCGGCCACAATATCATCACCTGCGGTGAGGGATGCCGGTTCGGTCAGACCATCTTCGGACAGATAGCCAAGGCCGACGAACGCGGCGTCCAGTTCGGTAGTGGCGT